CTATCCGCGCGATCAGTTCGGCGACGGTGGGGATCTGAAAGCCGGTTTCGGTCGTCTCAGGCATTCGCCCGCACCTCTTGCCAAAGGTGCGGGAACCTTAGCACGGTCGCCCGCCCGTTGGGTTCGGTGATCTCCACGGTCGCAGCCGCCGCGTCACGGCCGAGGCGTTGCACGCGGACGGCCACGCGGGCGGCCAGCTTCTCCACCGTCCACCAAGCGAAGGCCTCGGCCACGTACTCGCGGAAGCGCTCGAGGGTTTCGTCGGTCAACACGGCCGTGGCCAACAGGTAGAGACGTGACCCGTAGGACACTCGCTTGTCCGGGTCCACCGTGAACGACCAATGCCCGTACCGCGGGGATCCTTCGGGGATCGGGTCGTCGGGATCGGCGCGGCGCCACGTGAGGAGAGACGCCACCGCGATCGCCTCGAGGGACGGGCGTTCCCCCGGACGGGGGACCAGATCGATCTCGGTCCCGCTGATCGGGTTGCCCGACCAATCCAGCACCGTGATCGGTGTCGGGCGCACGGCGATCACGTGATCGTCCCCGCCGTGTCCGTGGACGTGCCCGTGCCGGCACCCGACGTGCCGGGACCCGTCGTCACGCCGGTAACGGAGGTGACGGTCACGACGGGGGCGACGGTGACACGGGCGTTCGTTTCGATGTAACCCCACATTGCGGCGACCTCGGCACGCTTGAGGCGGCGGCGGTACGTCTGCATGGACTCGCCTTCGTGGGGCGCCACGCCGAAAGCGGGTTGCCCGTCGATCGCCGCCAACATGGCGTCCGCAAGGTCGTTGACTACTACGCCGGGCATCGGGTCACTTCTCCGCGGACACCTTACCAGACGCGTTACCGAGGGCGAAGTGGGTTTGACCCGTGTAGGGATCGATCGCCTTGCCGGTGAGCACGCCGTCGATCGGTGTGAGCACGCCGGCCAGCGTTCGGATCTCCACCTTCGGAGCGACGATCACGATGCGCGGCGTGGGCGTGTTGCGCAGCTCCACGGACACGCCCGTCGTGTCGTTGTACAGGGCTACCTCTCCGGCGACGAGTCCCTTCAGGCGGTACCTTCGATCGCCGACCACGATCACGACCTCCTCTTCCTCGTTGATCGAGAGCAACAGCGCTTCGGCGCCCGCCTTGGGACGGGACGTGAACCCGAAGGGCTCGAGGTGCTGGACGTTCCCCGTGTCCTCGCCCGCTTGCGCCTCGGCCTGGATCGTCTGCCCGTCGCCCGACGCCGTGGACGCTGCCACCTTGCCGAACACGACGAGGCCCCGCACACGTGCGAACAACGGGCCGAGGATGGCGCCGAGTTCCTGGCGCGTCATGGTCCCCCGATCAACGACTGCGTCACCGGCTCGAAACCCGACCCGGGGATCACTGCCCCGCCTGCGATCTCGGACCAGCCGCCCGACTTGCCCTTCCCCGTCTTGCGTTTCTGCGGTGCCATGATCTCGAACGCTTCCGGAGGCGCCAACGAAAACACCGTGCGGGACCCGTCATCGCCTATCGAATACTGGATCTCGGAGATCAGAAACTCGCCCTCGATCGCGTTCACTGTGTCGATCAACGGCACGAGTTCGTTGTGCCTCCACAAGTCGCCGTTGCCCTGGCGCCACCCCGGCACGGTGTANGACAGCTTGAACGCTTGCCCGAACCGCGCCGCCGCTTCCCACGCTGCCCGTTGCGTGCAGCGCTCGATCGTNGCGCCGCCTTCGGGCGTGATCACCATGATCCGCTTGCGCCCCGTGAAGTCGAGCAACGGTTCGGCGAACGTCCCCGCCGGGCGGATCGCCGAGTCCCCCGCGTCCCCGTCCACCGGCACACGCTGCCCCTTGCACGTGTACTCCGTGAACAACTGCGCCGCGTCGAAGGACACGTCCCACTCTTCGATGTTCTCCCCCATCACGAGGGCCGTGTGAGTCCGCTTCACGGCCGCCCTGGTGAGCACGACGACGCCGTCCTCGTCGTCGGTGACGAGGACCGCTCGCGACCGCGCCGCCCGCTCGATCGCCGCGTAGACCGTCTCGCCCGTGGACACCTTGAAGTTAGGGAACTTGCGCGTGACCAACGGGTCCGTGCGCAACGCAGGGTCCAGCCGCACGCCGATCCCGTGGACGGCGCAGAGCGCCTCGGCGATCTGGAACAGGTCGCGATCCTTGAACCGCATGAGGTCGCGGGCGTGACTTTCGATCACGTCCACGGTGATCGACTTGCCCTTGATCGAAAGGGTGCGGGAATCCTTGGACCCGCTCGATCCCCAGTGCTCCACGAAACCCGACAAGACCTTGTCGTCGCCGACGAACACTTGGCAGAACTGGCCCGGGCGGATACGTGCCGGGTTGGGCTCCTTGGGCCAGCGGGGGAAGGCCTCGAACGAGAACGCCCGGGCGGCGGACTCCAAGGACGGCGCGATCGTGATCCCCGTCCACCCGCCGAAATCGAGGCCTTCGACGCGCAGCCGGATCTGATCCGACTCCGGAGTGACGAGGGCACGGGCGGAAGGATCAGACATTGAGGACGAGGACCGGGTCCGCGATCACGGCGTGCGTGGCGTTGCGATCTTCGATCTCCCTCGCCCTCGAGGCGTCGTCGTACAGCTCCGCGGCCAAGGTCAACGAGGTTTCGATCCCTACCGGGACGTAGACGATCAAGCGGGCGAGGTCGGCCGCCTTCGCCGTGACGTGCGCGGCGACGTGCGTACGGAGATCGGAGAGCGCCACGAACGCGGCGCCCGACACGGCGCCGATCTCGGCCTCGTCCGTGTACAGGTCGGCGACCGTGCCGCGGAAGGCGACGGCCTCGTCGTGACTGCCGAATTCCACGTCCCCCGACACGTCGGCCAGCTTGGCGCACGCCGTGCGCTTGAAGAGATCGCGGACGGCGCGGGCGTTGGTGGCGACCGTGCGTTCATCGGCCGTGCTCCCCGCGCCCGGCACGGGCGGGCCGTTCGGCCCGTCGTCGCGGTCGGCGAACCCGAGGATCGCCGCGAGGTTGTCGATCTTGTCCATGACGGCCTGGACGGCTGCGGCGAACTCGTCGGGTAAAGCGATCAACGTCGCGGCCGCGTCGGCGATCCCTTCGATCTCGTCCAACACAGCCGAGGCCACGTCGAACACCACGAGGGGCGCGCGGATCGCGTCGGCCAGGGCGTCGAGCGCTGCACTCACGTCGGCCAGGGCCTCGGCCGCGATGAAACCCCCCTCGAGGACCGAGAACGCCGCCACGAAGTCGTCCAGTGCCGTGGAGTTCATCGCACCCACGGCGGCGTTGATCAGGCCGAGGCCCGAGGGTGCGCCCGTGGGGAACACCAACTCTCCCGCCTCCACGCACGTCAGGCGGAACGCCGACATACGTAGTTCGGATACGTCTTCCGTGACCTCGAACCCGTCCGTGGGGATCGACACCTCGAGTTCACCGAACGTCGGGTGTACGAGCAGACCCTTGCCGGGTTTCTCGACGGCGACGATCAGACGGTCGCGGCGATCCTTCCAGTCGTCGCCTATGACGAAGCCCTGGACCACGAACTCGCGGGCGTCCCGTCCCAAGTCCTCGGCCGCGGGGGTGTCCCTCTGCGGGAACTGTCGGATCACCACGCGGCGGCCGAACTTGGCCGATCCGCCCTGCACCACGAAGGGCACGCCGCGGAAGCTGGCCGCGCGGAGATCGGGGATCGCCATCTAGAAGGCCCCCACGCCCACGGCGCGGCGGCCCGTGTCCGCTGTGACTCTGGACGGCCCGCGCGTCGTCGTGGCTACCGTCATGCCCGGGGGCGCGTTGGCGAACGTCACCTCTACCTCGGCCTTCGTGACGGGTGCCGCCTGCGCCAGCGGGGCGCCCACGACGGGCGCGCCGACGATCGGGAACTGCGAGGCGAACCCTTCCGAAGCAGCCGCCGAGGGCGCCGCCGAAGCGGGCGTCTCCTCCTCGTCGGTGATCCCCACGGCGTCGGTGATCGACCGCATGGCGCCGACCACGGTGTCCACGGCGCCCATGACCTCGTCCACGATCCCCTTGATGAATCCCCACGCGTCGGCGAACACGGACTTGATCCCGTCCCACAACGAGGTCATGAAGTCGGCGAACGACTGCCACGCGGCCTTGACGGGTTCGGGTGTCCACTTCGCCAGGAGTTCGCCGACCTCGGCGATCGCCGTGCCGAACACTGCCTTGACGACGTTCCAGATACCCTCGAAGATCGCGACCACACCCCCGAACATCGTGGCCAAGGCGTCGATCGCGCGCCCCAGGTCCAGCGTGAACACGGCAGCGAGCCATTCGGCGAAGCCTCCGAAAATCGCCTTGATCCCGTCCCACACCCCTCGGACGTTGCCGACGAGGGCACCGATCGTGCTCCGGATCAGAGCGATCGCGGAAGCCGTGACGTCCGTCGCGAAGTCCCACACGGCCGACACGATCGCCTTGATCTCAGGCCAGTTGTCGCGCACCAACGCGATCACGTCCTCGACCAACGGCTTGGCCGCCGTCCACAACTGATCGAGGCCGGCCTTGACCGCCTCGAAGTCGATCTCCCCTATCAACCACGCGACCGACGCGATCGCCTTGTCGAGCCCCTGGCGGATGAACGCCTTGTTGGCCTTGATCCAGTCGGTGATCCCTTGGGCTGCGTCCACTATCCCCGGTAGAAGTTCGCTTCCTATCTCCGCTGCGGCGCCGGCCGCCGCCGCCTTGAGGTCGATCCACCGCGCCGAGAACTCTTCGGCCTTGGCCGCCGTCTCTTCGGACACCTGTCCGAACTTGCGTTGTTCCCCGCGCAGTTCACGGAGGCCCTTGACGCCCACGTCGCCGAGGCGCACGAGGGCGTCCCCCGCCCCGCCGAACGCCGCGTCGGCTAGAGCCGCCCGCTTCGCAGGGTCCTTGATCTGTGCCAGCGCGGCAGTGATCAGCTCGAACGCCTCGGACGTGGACTTGGCGTTCTTGATCTGCTTGGCCAACGCGGGTGACACCTTGTCGAGGAACCCGAGCAACGATCCGCCACCCGCGCGCAACTCGCCGATCCGTTGGTTCAACTCCTTGATCCCATTGCGGAAATCGTCGTTGCTAATCCCGACGCGCTCTGCGGCGAACTCCAGTTCTTGGAGGTCGCCGACCGACAAGCCCACTTGCTTGGAGAACTTGGATAGCTCTGCGGTGTTGAGCGCCCACTTGCCCGCCATGCCTGCGATCGCGGCGCCCGACAATCCGGTCGCGCCCGTGATCAGGGCGCCGAGCTTGCCGAACATCTTGCCCGTCGAGATCCCCGCCGACGCGGCGGCCTTGAGCGGGCGCACCAAGCCGAGGTTGATCCCTATCCCCACCTTGCGCACCACGCCGCTGATCTGATCGACCGCGGAGAGCTTTGCCTTTACACGGGGAGACGCCACGGTCGAAGCCTACCCTTTGGCCTTGGATCGGTCCAGCACGTCTACGAGGTGATCGTGCCACGTCAGGAATTCGCAGGGCGTCATGCGCCCGATCTCGGACGGCGACCAGTGGAAGGCCCACGCCAGATCCGCCGCGAGCCGGCGCCAACCCCACGGGAGGAACGCGGCGACGATCGACTCTTCCCCGGGCTCGAGGGGCCGCGACCCGCCGCCGTCAGTGCGCTTGGGTAGCGCCCTCGTCCTCGCCGTCCTCGTCGTCCGCTGCCCCGCCGAGAAACCCCTTGATCACCTCGGAAGCCTCCTTGAAGTCCTTGGCCGAAAGCGCGCCCGCTTCCTTGACCGTGATCCCGCAGCACGCGGCGATCAACACCTTCAGGGTGCCCATCTTACCGAGCGCGTCCGCGCGCTCGAAGTCGTCCAAAGTGGGTTCGCGGTAGAACGAAAGGACCATGAGGTCTTCCCCGAACGACCGGATCGGCTTGTGCAACTGGATCGCCGCGATCGGTTCGCGGCCTTCGTTGGGATTCTTGTTCGCCATGTGCCTCTCCGTGCATCGATCGAGGGTGTGATTACACGGCTAGGCTATTCCTCGAGGAGAGGATTGTCACGCGGGAGATCAGGCGGGCGGCGGATCCCACACGCCTTGCTTGCCGATCCACTTGCCCGCGAACGTCCCCGCCGCTGTGTCGATCGGCAGTCGGCCCGTGTTGAAGGCGTTGCGCAGCGTCCCGGTGCGACCGGACCCCAGCTCCACCTTGACGGTCACGTCCACCATGGCAGCGATCTCGTTGGGATCCGCGGACTTGTTCAGGAAGAACGTGCCTTCGATGAACGGAGCGACCGGCGTTTCGGTGTAGTGGACCTCCCCGTCCATCCCGACCTTCTCTTCCCGCTCGAAGGCCGACAGGTCCACCGTGATCGATCCCTCGGCGGAAAGGGTCTTGCCCCCCGCCTTGAAGTACACGGTCCCGCCGACGTTGGTTGCTGCACTCACGGTCGAACCTCCTTACGCGCGGGGCGCCGCCGCCTGAAGCTGGAACAGGTTGAGGAGTCCCACGACCAACAGCTGGTTGGCCAAGTCCCCCGGCCAGAGGATGTTGACCCGGTTAGGATCGCCCGCCGGGTTACCGTCCGTGTCCCGCTCCACGATCAGGTTCGCGACGAACCCCAACATGTTTTCGACCACTGCGAAGTTCTCGAGTTCCATGTACGCCGCGATGATCTCGGCGCGGATGTCGTTCGGGCTAGCGACGGCGAGGCCTGCGCCGACCTTGGTTCCCGAGCTGACGAGGATGTGCCGCGCGAACGCCGATTGGATCTTGGCCTTCACGAAGCGATTGACGTAGGAGAGTTGCGCCAACGTGTTGTAGTCGAGGAACGAATCGTCCTCCTGCGCGAAGGCGTCTTCCTGATACGTCGTGATGCACCGGGACACGAACACGCGGCCCGCGTCGTTGTAGTAGGAGAGTGCCCCGCCGTCGTGCAGAACGATGTCCATCTCGGACACCTTCCACCGATCGAGCATCGGCGGGGCGTCCACCCCCAGGGCGCCTAGCGTCTGGAAGGGACGCGACGGATGGATCGCCACCGACTGCGCCACGGGCGCCGTGTGCGCCGCCGCCCACTCCCACGGCGGCGTCGGCGATCCGATCGGCGTTCCCGCAGGGCGCGGGTCCGCACCGCCCGCCGAGATCGCTGGACCCGGATAGCACCACGCCGTCACGTGCGGATCGTTGCGGGTCGCGCCGCCGATCGCGGCCGACACCTCGGCGACGGTCCCCGAGAACGCCGTGAACACGTGGCCGTAAAGCATGACCGTCGCCGACCAACGGCGGGCCATCTCGGTTTCCCACGCGTCGAGGGACGTCGTGTCCATGTACGGACAAAGGATCCACTCGTACGGATCGTCGGCCATGGCCGTGATCGCNGANGTCAANGNGGGCGCCGTCGTCCCGCCCGACATGGCAGTGACGACGAGAGTCACGCCCGCGGGAGTCTCTTCGCCCGCCAACGGCCCCTTGAAGTTGAGACGCAGATCGATGTCGTTGCCCAAGAGGCCCGCGTGCCGGGCGGTCAAGTCGACCTTGGAGTTGTCGAGCCCGTTCACCACTGCGGTCACTGGCAGATCCGCGTTGAGCGCGATCGCCGCCTGTACCTTGGTCGCCTGCGCCGCGGAGTTGTCACCGTCCGCGATCGCGATCTCCACGCGCTGGCCCGCGATGTACAACGAGAGGGTGCCCGCCTCGGTCGCGGCGCCGCCCCAGTCGAGGACGCCGGTCGCTGCCACGCCCGCGCCGTTGTCGTTGACGGCGATCACCCACACCTCGGCGAGCGGGTAGTTGCCGAACACCTTGAGCGCCATGCGGTGAACGTGGGATCCCTGCCCGAAGAACGCGGCGGCTTGCGCCCCCGACGTGATCAGCGTCGGGACGTGCGCCAGCACCGATCCCGAGGCCAACCGCTGCCCGACGATCAAGAGCTTCGGCTTGCCCGTCGTCGGCGCCTTGGCGCCCGGGCGCACCTCGACGTACATGAACGGCACGCGGATCGTGTTCGGGATCTGCTCGAACGGAACGCCCATGGTCAGCCCTCCTCGTCGTCCTGGCCCGCCGCTTCTGCGTTCGCTTCCTCTGCGTCCGCTTCCTCGTCCTGCGCCGCCGCCTCGGCCGCCGCATCTTCGGCCGCCTTCGCTGCGATCTTCGCGGCTTTCGTCGCGGCGCCCTTCAGCAACACTGCCGTACGGCGCACCTCGGCGACCCGCGGAGCCAGCTCCTTACGTCCCTCGGGCGAGGCGCCGTCGAGCGCCTGTTCCGCCGCGATGGCCAACGCATCGGCCTCGACGGCGCGGCCGACGCAGGCTTGCG